CCCCACCGGTAAAGCACGAAATCCCCCGGCCCGGTCGGAGCGGAAACCTCGATTGCGTATCGCGTAACGATGCCCAGATACCGCTCCGCGTCGCGGTGCAGATGCCAATCGGGCGGGTAATGATCGATCCTGAAATCCGGGATCAACCCCGCCGCCCGGTAAACCGCCGCCGGCAACATCGCACAATCCACCCCAGCGCCCTTGCACATCGCCGCATGATGATAGGGCGTGCGCAGCCAGGATGTGGCCTCGGCCACCACGGCAGCGCGCTGATCGGCGATGTTCATTCGGATCGCCTTTCAGAGAAAACCACAAATATGATCGATCCTTCATCTGTGCCCATCTGCGGCCATCTGCGGATGTAGAATCTTATCCGCAGATGGCCGCAGATGGGCACAAATTAAGAGGATTTTATTGACGAATTGGCGGCCTAAATCCTGACCTCACACCGCCGTCTCCGGTACCGGCACATAGGGAAAACCGCCAAAATTGGGCAGGTTGTTGAACTTGCCCGAACAGGTTGCCTGCTGGCGGTCGCAGCCGGGATAGACGGTGAGCGTATCGCCGGGGGCGGGCAGTTGCGGTAAGGGCAGGATGGTGATCAGCGCGCCGCCTGCGTCATGCTCGCGGATGGTGAAAGATTTGCCGTTCAGAATGCCGGACGTAAATGTCACGGTGCCCAATGTCGCCCATCCTGCGGCTTGGGCAAGGCCCGTCATAATCGTGCCGGGCGCGCTGGCGCCGGTGACGGCTGCGGCCTGACCGAAGGCGCTTTTGGTCAGCGCGCACCGGCTGTCGAACAAGGTGTGGGCGCAGGCCGATTGGAACAGGCGGCGCGGCATTTGCTGGGTCAAAAGTTCCAGATGCGTATTGGCCTTGATCGTCGCCTCGGTACGGCCGAGGTCGATTTCGGCGATGCGCCCGGCAAAGATCGTGACCAGCCCGGCAGAGGTGTCGCCGAAGCTGCTCATGAAGGCGCGGTCGAGCTGAACCTCCGCCCCGTCGAACAGCCCTTGGCGCAGCGCCTGCAACCAGGGCGTCCCCTCGATCAGATCGCCCGATCCGGCGGAGACGGCGATATCCAGCTCATCCACCTGGACGCCTGCCTGAAGCTTAACGCTGGACCGGGAAAAGCGCGGGCCGGAGGCGGAAAAGATATTCCCGCCGCCGCTGATGTCCAGATCGGCGGTCGTGTAGCGCAGCACGGTTCCATCGACCAGGGTAAAGCTATAGCAATCCGCCATATAGAATTGCGGCTGGGCTAATATCGCCCGCAGGGCCGATGTCGATTGTTTCATTTCAGGCTCTCGAATTCGAGTTTCTTTTGTTCCCAAAGCCGGTTCATGAATTTCGAGAAATCGTTGTCGTCGGCCAGGAACCGCACCGGCCAGTAATAGGTGAAGTCGGCGGTAACCTCCGCGCCGCTGGCGGGTGGGCTGAACAGGGTCAGCATCCCCGCGCCGGCATTCACCGTCCAGCCGCCGGGCGGCAGCGCGATGCCGTTCACGTAAACACTCGAGACGATATGCGGCGCGAAAACAGGCTCGGTAAAACCGCCCAGGCTGCGCACCAGTTGGAAGGCGGTTTGCGATCCCGCGCCCTGCCCGATCGGCTGGCCTGTCACCTGGCGGTCGTCGGCATCGTCGAACAGGAAGGAATCGAATGCGCCCTGCCGCGCCAGGAAAAACCCCAGCAATGTCCGAAACTCGTTATTGGAATCGTCGCGCAGAAAATTAAAGCTCAGCGTCCATTTCCATCTTGGATAGGTCCACAAAGCAGCACGGGTTTCTTTGCCCGACGTCGATTGCTGAATCAGCGTGCGGAAAATCGGCGTGCGCACAACCGGATATTCCAGCCCGGCGAGTGCGGGGAAAATCGCGTTGCTCATGCGCTTAACGCCGGATCGAAACCGCGCGCCGCCGCCCGCAACGCCTTGGCGACGCCGCTTTTATTATTGGACAGCAGGCGCTGAAAACTGGCCGCATCGACCGCGTGGATATGGATATCCCCGCCGGATTTGCCGCCGCCGCCCGCCAGATTGGCGCGCAACGGGTCGGCAATGCTGGCGGGCAGAACCATCTCGCGCTCATGCAACTGCGTCATCGGGTTAAGACCGCCCGGCACATCCCAACCCCCGGCGGCGGAAAAGACGTCGAACGCCATGACGGCGGCAAACGCGCCCGCCGCCGCAACCGGGGCCAGAACAGGGCCGACGACCGGAATATCGGCGGTGGCGGCATAAGCGCCAGCCGCCGCCTTGTTCGCATCGCCGAACACGGAGGCAGACCCGGCAGCGGCATCGGCGGCCTTGCCCTCAAGGGCAGCAGCATTTGACGATGCCAGACGCGCCGCATTGCCAGCCTCGCTGGCGGAGGTCATCGTCAATTCGGACTCGATCCACGTTGTCGCCCGTTTGACCGCCATATTGACGAAATCGCTCACCACCGATTGGCCCAGCTTTGCCATCGCCTGGCTTAAGGTTTCGTTGCCCTGGATGATGCCGTTGATCGAGGATGAAAACGCATTGCCGATGGGATCGATAATCGATTTCCAGGAGGCTTCGGTTTCCTTGACCGCCTGCTGGTCCAGCGCGCGCAGCTTTGCGTTGTGCTTGGCCTCCAGATTATCGGCCTGGGCCTGAAGATTCGCCCGATCCGCTGCCTCCTCTGTCATACATTGACGGGCATCCTCTAGCTGCTTGCGCAGGCTGGCATAACGGGCATTTTCAACCCGCATCTGATCGGCAATAGCATCGTCGGCGGAGATTTGGTTCAGGTCTTTCAGAATATTAACCTGCGATACCTGCGCGGCGAAATCGTCTTCAATGGATTTTCGGCTATCGGGCTGTTGGGCCAGTGTTTTTAAAGGCTGAGAAGCTTCAAGCGCGCTGGACCGCACCTTATCCAACGCCTCCTGAATATCCCCGCACGCATCGCCGACCGATTGCGCCGCCTGCGACAGCCCGGATTTCAGATCGTCATTGGCGACGCTGAATCCGATTTCGATCTGGTTATCGGCCATGGCGGCTCCAATAAAAAAAGGCGCCACGAAGGCGCCTGAGATTTAGGGTTATTTTGCGAAGATGCCCTCAAGAAAGGGGCTCGCCGTTACTTCCGCCTTAATGCGCCCTTGCACCGTTCGGAGCAGGTTTTGACTGCATCCCAGTCGTTCCGCCATTTCTTCCGCCATGCGAAAGGACGCCCGCAGGCGAGGCAGATTTTTTGGGGGAGGTTGGGTTTTTTGTAACGGATCGGCGGGTCGATCAATTCTTGATCTTCGCCAAGCGCCCATCCACGAAAAGAAGGGCGTTGCCATCAGGATAGAGCCACTTTTCTTTATGGTAGCTCGATGTGTGGGTTTCTTCTTTCCGGTCCGGCTCGCCCCAGGCGCTGGCAAGCACTTCCATCTTAACCATCCCCAGCAATACGCCCGGCAAATGCCGTCTGCGTTCGGCCTCCTGGGGTTTCAGGCGATCGAGGAAGGTGGGATATAAAGCGTGCACGATGACGGGTGGTGGCTCATGGTCGATCAGGTCGTACTGAAGGCTCGTCAGGTCGGCGGTTATATATCCTGACTTTCCATTCGCGAAGGTCACATGAAATGTGCACATCCGGGAAACACAATCGGTCAGCGAATCGAACCGCAATTTGCCGCTCGCCGTTGTAACCAGAGCATCGAAACTCAGCTTCTCCCTAATGGCGAATACATGAGTACTGACCGTCCAATAGTCGTGCCCGATATAACTATTGGCGAGTTGCAACGTCTCCTGTCTTTCCTGCGAATAAGCGCCATGCGATGAAGGCGCACACGCCGATGACAGCACCATCGATAGCAGGGCGATGCCCCAGGCCGATTTAACGCGTCCCAAAAATCCCTTCCTTTCCCGCCGTGGCCAATAGCCCGGCTAGGCCCTCGGTTCTTGTTTCATGCGATTTGTACCCCAACAAATTACCGATGAGGAGATGGGCTGGCGGGTATTTTCGCCAATAGGCGGCAAGGGCCAGATATTGGGGGATGGTCATCTCGTCGATCTGCGGCCAGGTGTGGCCACAGGCCGTAGCGATCAGGCCGTAGATGTCGCCCCAGTCGAATTCCCTGCCGCCGAATCTTCCCCCGATGCGGGGGCCCGCCGTTCGAGCCCGGACAGGATCGCAACAGTCGTGACCGCCGCCTGAAGCTCGGCGATGGTGGGCGACAGATCGTCGAAGGCGGCGCGGGTAAAGCCCGCATCCGCCGTCCCGATCGCGGCGGCAATAATATCGCCCTGCGCCTCGATCTTGGCCTCGCTGTCGATGCCCAGCGTCAGGAAAAGCGGCAGAATGCGCTTCAAATCGCGAAATTTCAGCGGCGCAACCGGATAGGTTTTGCCGCCGAGCGTTATGGAGTCGGTCATGAATGTCCTTTGGATTGAAGAAGACAGGTTATCCGCAGATGGCGCAGATTAACGCGGATGAAGATTAGAATTTTCTTTTCTTAATCTGTGCTTATCTGCGGCATCTGCGGATAAATTCTTATTGCGTCACTCGCTGAGCCAGATATTGCCGATATTGCCGGCGGCGTCGGCGGCGGCCTGGAAGTCGAATTCGGGGATCATGAAGTCCTCGTTCTTGAATGCCAGCGACAGCTTGGGCGACAGAACCGAGTTCAACTGCAAATTCAGCAATTTCCCCTGATATTGCTCGTTCAGGATCAGCTTGAAGGTCGGCGCGGACCCCATCAGCATATTGGTCAGCGATAGGCCGGTCCCGGTCGTGGTCACATAGGTATAGGTGAACATAAGGGCCGCATTGGCGTCGCCCGCGCTGAAGGTATAGACGCCGCCGCTGACCGTATATTGGCCGGTGGCGGGGGATGCGGGCACCGGCGTCAGCATCGCGCCGGTCGCCTCGTACGCCACGCCCAGATCGGCGGTAAAGGTCGCGTGATTGGCCACCTGCACCGTATAGGCTGAGGCGGCGGGCACGATCCCGACCTCGTTCAACTGGGTCAGCGTGTTTCCGGTCGACAGCGTTTGGCCGAAAAACACATTGTTGAAATTGGCGGCGGTGATGCGCGCCGCCTTGGCCTTGCCGGTGATCTTGAGCGCGCCGCGGGCCAGCGCCGCCGGGGCCTGAAACTGACCGGTTAGTTCCTTGACGGTGAAGCTGATATCGAGCTGCACCTCCTGCAAGGTGCCGAACTGCGCGGGCGTCGGTGTGGCGATATCTGTGCGCAGCGCAACCAGCGCGCCGACGCCAAAGGCATATTGAGTCATTAAAAGCTCCTATGGTGTAAGGATTTCGACGGGCACGATGGCATAGGCATATTCGCCCAAAAGCCCTTCGTCGGTTTCGATCTTGCCGTTGATGGTGACGCGCTTGACCAGGCCGCCCAGCGTCTGAACGCGCCCCGGATCGCTGGCCCCGAAGGCCTGTTCGATCGCATCGATCATCGGGTTCAGCAGCGACGAAGTCGGAAAGCTTTTGTCGCCGGAATGGACATAGAGGACGAGTTCCAGATGCATGACCCGCTTCAAGGGCTGCATCGCGGTCCACTCCACCGTCTCGCCCTTATAAATCTGGAACAGGGCCGGGCAGTTGCCCGCGCCCACATCCTGCGGCGCCTTCAACCGGCGACTGGCGATTTTCAGGTCCGGCACGCCTGTGTCATTGGTGGTCAGCAAATCGAACAGGGCGGCCTGGATGGTTTCGCGGGTCATGATGCAAAAGCCTCCGCCAGCGCATCCGACAGGCCGCTTTCGATATCCTGAGACATATCGGCCAGGGCGCTGCGCAGAAAGGAATGGGCCGGATAATCGACCCTGCGGTCATAGGGGCGGACCGCGACCTGAACCGGGGCGATGGCACGCCCGAAGCCGACCGTCTGCCGCCGCAAATGGGCGCGCACGCTTTCGACACCGGTGAAGCCGTATTCCTGAAAGGCAGCGTAGGGCGCGCTGGACCCCACAATCGCGCGAATATCGGCGCCGGACAGATCGACGGAGGCGCTGAGCGAATCCCGCAACGTGCCGGTGCGCGCCTTCAGAACACTGCCGGACAGATTGGCGGCGGCAAGCGCATGAAGCCGGCCGGCGAGGGTTTGCGCAGCGGCGGCGAGGGCTGCATCCGCCTTGGCGGCCAGATCGGCAAGGCCGTCGATTACGGCGTCGGCGTTTTCTATCGCGGTGTCGATCATGCCAAATTCGCCCGCGCGTAACGTGCGATGACACTGGTCACGAACGGGCTGACATCCTTTTGCAGATAGGATGTGGTGGCGATGCCGCCCATGCTTTCCGACAGCTTGCCCAGCCTGTCCTTGCCGCGATAGCGCAGACCGACCAACTCCATCACCGCCTCGGCCACATCGGCGGGGGGCGTGGCGTAACCGGCGGTATAGGTCACCGCGACATTGGCCGTTCCGCGGCGAAACCATTGGCCGAACAGGGAAATGACATTGCCGTTCAGCCGCCACCCGGCCTGATGGAACACCGACGATTGCTGAATCGATATGCCGTCGATGCTGAGCGAGCTGACGCCGATCACCGGCGTCTGGCGTAGATACAGCCGGTCGCCGCCCTTGCCGTCATAAAGCTCGCTGTAACTCTGCGCCCAAATCGGCCGGGCGCAGGCGGTGACGAAATAGGCGCTGGCGGCCGTAATCAACCGCGCCAGCACCCCATCGTCGTTCGACTGCAAATCCCCGCCCAGATAGGCCTTCACATCGGCCAGCGTTACGAGATCGCCTAAGGTCATATGCGCCTCCTCCCCTTACGGGACCGGCCATTGGCCGGTCCCGTTTCGCTCGATTTAGACGTTGGCGATCAAACGTTGGCGATATTGCCGATGACGCCCATGGCGAAGGGGGCGTAGACCGCGAGCACTTCCTCGGCATAGACGCCGAATTCGTAGGCGCGGGTCTTCAGCGGCCAGTCCATGCGGTAATAATCCCGACGGGTCTTAACCTCGGCGACATTCGGCACATTGCTGGACTGGTATTGCGCCGGCAGGTTTTCCGACCAGCCGACGATCGTGCCCGGCGGCACGAAGGGGTGGATTTTGACCGGGATTTTATATCCGCCGTCCAGTGCGAAGGGGTTGTAGTAATATTCGACCACCCCGTTCGCCACGATCGCGAACGGGTCTTTCCCGTCGGTGGTAAAGCGCAGCAAGGGCGATGAGGCGCTGCTCAGCACCTTATTGGTGATGTTGCGCTGTTCCTGGCTGTTGACATAAAGGACGGTCGGGCTGACCTCGTACTGGTCCCACATTTTCTCCAGCATCAGATCGATCTCGTTCACCGATCCGCGTCCCGATGCGGTCAGGCCGGAATTCTGGCCGAGATAATTCACATAAGCCCCCGACCCGGCCTTCAAGGCAGAGGTCAGCAGCCCGTCATAGGCCAGCCCCGGATTGGCGGAACTGTCCGCCGTCACCGCCGACGCAGCTTGCGTCCCGGTGGTGAGCGGCGCGGACAAGGCGACGCTGTTGACTGTGGTGATCGCCTGCAACTTTTCCGACCCCGCCGCACCGGCGAACCAGGCATAACCGACCGCGCCGATGCTGGGCGCGACCGTGGCGTATAAAGTCTCGCCCAAAGTCACCGCCTGCGTGGCATTGGCGGAGGGCGCGGACGATCCGCCGTTCAGCGTAAAGTTATTGCCGTCGGCCCCGGCGATGCTTTTGGTGGTGGCGACCCCCGCCGCAAGGCTGGAATTGCGATAACCCTCATAGGTCAGGGCAACCACGATGACGGAATAAGTCGCGGCGGGCAATGTCCCCGCCGACCCGCCGACGGTCAGCACCGGCGTCGCAGGAACCCCGAGCTGAAGCGAGCCGTTGCCGCCCAGAAAGGCGTTTTCCTCCTTCAGCATCATCTTCTGCAACAGGCGCATGGTGGCGGTGGCCTGCACATCCTCGAACCCCTGGGCGGCGGACACGGCCTCGAACGTCACCGAATCCTCCTCCCCCACCGTGGCGTAGGCGGCGGAGCGGGAGGAGGTATTATAGCTCATCCGGCCCGAACGCTGCCCTTCGGGCACCCACCCCATCGTGTCCCAGCCGGACCCGATAATGGCGCTGACCTGCCGCCAGTTGGTCGCCGTGCCCGTGCCGCCGCCAACGCGGGGCAGCACGTTGCGGATCGGCGTCGCCGCCGGATAAAGATTCTTGGCGGATGGCTGCAAGTCATAGGCAAGCAGGCCGGTTCCGGTGGTGATCGTTTTGGCGAGGCTGTCGGGTCTGCCCAGCGCATCCTTGATCAGCGCCAGTGTTTCGGCTGTCGTATCGCTATTCATAAAAAGGCTCCATCTAAAGGGGACGGGACGCCTCCCGGCGTTCCCTGCGCCTTGCCCAAGGGCGTGTTTGAAGTTCCGGATGGGCGGGCTTCACCGGCCGGAATGTCTATGCGTAAGGGCTTGCATCGGCGCGCGCGCCGAATTACCCCTACATCCATGAATATTGAGATCGAATCCCTCGTTTCCGCGTTCGAGCAGGACAACGCCCAACTGGCGGCCCCGACCGATGCGATGTTCGCAGGCTTCATCGCCCACCGGCCCTCGCACGCCCGTTTTCTAAATACGCTGTCGATGCTGGAACATCTGGGCAGCCACAAGATCATGGCGACCCAGCATGGCGCGGGCATCGAACAGCCGACGCTGAAACATCTGGCGGACGAAACCCGCCACGCCTTCTTCTTCAAACGCCATGCCGACCGCGAGGCGGGCCGAACGATGGAATACGAAGCGGACGATCTGGTCGTTCCCTTCGCCGCGCGGCGGTATTTCCACCGGCTGGAGGCCGAGATCGTCCGCGCCCTGCCCCCTCGGCCTGATAGACGCATCGCCTATCTGATCATGTCGATGATCGTGGAATTCCGCGCCGTCTGGGCCTATCGCCTGTACCATGCGGCGCTGAACCGCGCGGGCCATACGGTGTCGCTGAAGGGCCTGCTGGCTGAGGAAAACGGCCATCTGACCGATATGGCGGAACGGCTGGAAAAACTAACCGCGCTGGACCCCGGCCATATACGCGGCCTGTGCCTGATCGAAACCCGCCTGTACCGGAAATTCCTGTCGTCGCTGACCGGCGCGGTGGCGACCCTGCCGTCCGGCATCGAGAATGCCGCTACGACCGCCGGTCAGTTATTGGCGGCGGTGGGCTAACCGTTCGCGATTTTCTCGATCTGCGCCAGGGTCATCGGGCGGCGTAGCGCGCGTTTGGTCAGTTCGATCGGGTCGTTCGTGACAGGTTCGGCGGCGCTTTTGGCGATATCGGCGGATTTGTCGATGGGGACGGCGCGCAGCGCAGCTTTACGTTCCGGTAAGCGTTCGTACATAACCGACGCCAGCACTTTTTTCAGCGCATCGCGTTCCGCGATTAATCCGGCGATCTTCATATTATCCTCGCCTTCATCATCGTCATCACTGTCGGGATCGCAGCCGTCGCAGGATGCGCCCAGCGCCACCGCCTGATCGTGGATCGCCTGGATCATGGAAAGATCATCTGCGGAATTGCGCGCGCCGATCTTGCCCAAACCGGCATCGTCAGCCCGGGAATCGTCCAACTTGAACATCGTGAACACCGCCTCGGGATTGGCCGGGCGATCGACCAGGCTGATTTCCGACAGGGTGACGCCGGTGATGACATGTTTTTGCGCCTGATCGCGGGCGACGACGCGCCCGCCGATGGAAAAGCCCTTGTAAACGCCGGACGTCACCTTTTCCCAAGCCACGGGATCGACGATTTTCGCCGCCAGATATAGGCCGCGCGCATCCAGTTCCGCCTCGGTCGCCACGCCGACGGCGGAGGGCTGATGCATCTCGCGGATATTGGCGAAGCGCATATAGTCGGGCAGGGCCGCCTCAAGCGCCTCGCGCTTCACAATCTCCCCCTGGCTGTCCAGCGCCTCGGTCGAGGCATAGCCAAAGACCATATGCCGGTCCCGGTCGATCTTCGTGATTTCGGCGTAGAGTTTCATTGGTTTTCTCCTGTAAAATTTGCGCCATTGCCCCCCTCACCCCGTCCCTCTCCCCGTGGGGGCGAGGGGGTAAGAGGAACAGTCTATTCTGACTCCCTCGCCCCTACGGGGAGAGGGTCGGGGTGAGGGGGCGCAGGTTGCGATCCCCCCAAAACACTGGCCAGCGTCACAGCGCCCGCACCAGTATAGATCAGGGGCGTGTCGCCGCCGTCGATCGGGTCGTCCCCGGCCTCGGCCCGCGCCTCGTTGATGGTTTTGAGGCCGGATTTCAGCTTGATGTCGGTGATCTGCGCCTGGCGCAGCGGGTCGATGGCTTTCTCGTCGATCCAGACGAATTCGAGATCGCCGCAGCCGAAATCGTCCTCGATCACCCGGTCGGCCAGCCCCTTGATCCACAGCATGACCGGGGCCAGCCCTTCCTCCAGCGCCATTTCCTGGGCGTTGTCGGCGGTGGCGCGGTTCATCTGCCGGGTGAAGGGCGCGGGCGAGGTGGAAAAGGCATAGCAGACGACCCGCGCCAGCCATTCGTCGAAATCGTCCTTCAGCGGCGCATCGCGCATCGGCTGGTAACGAAAATCGGCGGGCACGAATTTGGTATGCCGCCGTTCCGCCGTGTTGCCCGACAGGATCGTGTCCCAATATTCCTGAAACTGCGCGATCTGGTCCATCGTCCAGCCCTGGGGCACGCCGATGATCGCCTCGGGCATGTTGCCCTCGGTGAAATATTGCAACTGGGCCAACTGGCGGCGCAGCGCGATATTGACCGTGGTGACGATCTGTTCCACCGGGGAAAAACCGTACAGCTTCGCGGTGCGCGGATTGCGCGGCAGATACAGCAGCTCGTCGCGCGAAAAATCCGCCTTCGGCACGCCGTGCAGCACCTGTTGATAGGCGGGATCGGGCGGTTGCGGCGTGCGGCCCTGATCGTCGATCAGCAATTTGATCGTCGCGCCGTCCACCGGCTCCAGCGCCAGCAAGGCGCCGTTCGCATCCCGCACCTTATAAAGCGCGGGCGCGTCCAGAACGAACAGATCCTCCAGCAACATGCGCAGCCAGGCGCCCCAGCGATTGAGGCCGTCCGGCTTGCGGAAGAATGCCTCCAGCGACAAAATCCGGGGATCGGAAGATGCCCTTATGGAGCCGCCTGGGACCGAACCGCCCGGAATTTTGGGGCGGATATTCCAGCGCAGTTTCTCGACCTGATCCTTGCGGGTTTCGATGACCAGCCGCAGCAGGTCGTAACTGTCGGCCAGCGCCCGCATCTGGGCGAAGGATATGCCTTCCTCCCCGCGCGGCTGATACTGGATA